CAACAATTGTCTGCTGGTTTTGCCAGAGGCGTTCAGTTGGGTGTCAAGATGTCACCACAGGTCAAAAAGATTGGTTGTTCCAACTTAAAGGCTTTGATTGAAGGTGATAAACTTCTAATTAATGATTTTGATACATATTCCGAATTGACCACGTTCGTTGCAAATAAAACATCTTTTGCAGCTGAAGCAGAGGCCAATGACGATTTAGTGATGACATTGGTCATGTTTGCATGGGTTACAACTCAAAAATATTTCAAAGAGATTGTAAACCATGACTTGAGAAGACAGTTGCAGTTGGAAAACATGAACCAATTTGATGAGATTACTCCTCCAGCACCTGTTTTAGACGAAGGATACATGGGTGATTTAGAATTGATTGACGGTGACTTATGGGAAAAGGCAGATAGTGGTGCTGTCTATTCTAATTATGTCAGAGAAGCAATTCGTAGATTATAAAAACCGGCAATTCATAAATACTCTTACGGTATCTAAACTGCCAAAACATAATAATTCAAGGAGAATAAAATGGCGTTTCAACTCTCTCCAGGCGTAGCAACATCAGAAATTGATTTAACAACAATCGTTCCTTCCGTTTCTACTACAGCCGGTGCATTTGCTGGATATTTCAACTGGGGTCCAGTTAATAAAGTAAAATTGGTAACCGATGAGATTACTTTAGTTAAAAACTATACAGGAAATATTGGTCCAGATTCAAACTCAGCAATCAACTTTTTCACGGCCGCCAACTTCTTGGCATACGGAAACAATTTACTTGTTGTTCGTACTGCTGGTGCAAACGCATTTAATGCAGGTGTAACAACAGGTGAGAACGTACAAATTGGCAATGAAGATGTGTTCCAATACTCATATCTAAACGGCAACAATAACAACCAGTACGGTGCTTGGTTCGCTCGTTATCCAGGTACAATCGGCAATTCATTGTCTGTTTCTATCTGTGACAGTAACAACTTTAGCACATGGACATATGCAGGTTATTTCCCAGCAGCACCAGGAACATCACCATATACTGCTGCAGCAGGTGGTTCTAATGACGAAATGCATATCATTGTGGTTGACTCTGCTGGCCTAATCACAGGAACAAAAGGAACAGTTCTAGAAACATTCCCATTTGTTTCTAAGGCTATTGATGCTACAGCAAATGGTAACTCTAATTACTACAAACAAGTAATTTTCAACCAATCACAGTACATCTATGCGATGGACCCTGTTAATTACTCATCTACAAATGCCACATGGGGTAAATTAGCGCAAAATAATAACTTTGCTATACTTGCAGCACCATCTACAACAGCACTAGTTGGTGGCACAGATGACATTGGTTCTGATGCAACAACAGAAACAGGTTACGCTTTATTTGCAAATAAAGAACATTATGACATTTCACTAGTTTTAACTGGTGCAGCTGACATCACTGTTCAACAATATGTAATTGATAATATTGCAACATCACGTGCTGATTGTGTGGCATTTATTTCTCCACCATATTCTTCTGTTGTCAACCAATCCGGTAACGAAACAACAAACATTGCTACATGGTTAACATCTTTATCACGTAGCAGTTCTTATGTTGTTGCAGACTCTGGTTGGAAATATCAATATGACAAATACAGTCAAGTATACCGTTGGGTTCCATTGAATGGTGACATTGCTGGTCTATGTGTTAATACTGACCAAGTACGTGATCCATGGTATTCACCTGCTGGTTTCAACCGTGGTGCAATTAAAAACTGTATCCGATTGGCATGGAATCCAAACAAAACACAAAGAGATGTTATCTATAGCTCTGGTGTAAATCCAGTTGTATCTTTCCCTGGCCAAGGTACTGTGTTGTTTGGTGATAAGACATTACAAGCAAAACCATCTGCTTTTGACCGCATCAATGTTCGTAGATTGTTTATTGTTCTTGAGAAAGCAATTTCTAAGGCAGCACAATTCTCATTGTTCGAATTCAATGATACATTCACACAAGCACAATTCGTTTCAATTGTAAATCCATTCTTGCGTGATATTCAAGGTCGCCGTGGTATTACTGACTTCAAAGTAGTCTGCGATAGTACTAATAATACTCCTCAAGTTATTGATTCTAATCAATTTGTTGGTGACATTTATATTAAACCAAATCGTTCAATCAACTATATCCAATTGAACTTTGTGGCTGTTGCAACTGGTGTTAATTTCAACACAATCGTTGGTGCAGTCTAATAAATAATAACAATTAGGAGATTAAAATGGCATTTAATTTAAACGAATTTAGAGGTAATTTGGTGGGCGATGGCGCCCGTCCAAATTTATTCTCTGTACAAATGGCATTTCCAGGTATTACACCTGACGGTGCTGCAGCTGCAGACAAAGTTCAATTCATGGCAAAGGCTGCTCAACTACCTGGTTCTACTGTTGGTACTGTACCAATGTATTACTTTGGTCGTGAAGTTAAATTTGCAGGAAATAGAACATTTGCAGATTGGACATTGCAGATTATCAATGATGAAGATTTCATTATTCGCTATGCACTAGAAGAATGGATGAATTCTATCAACTCACATGAAGGTAACTTGCGTGATCCAAATGCAGTTAACCAATTGGGTTATACAACTGATGCACAGGTTACACAGTTTGGTAAAGCCGGTGATGTACTGAAACAATATCAATTCGTTGGTATGTTCCCAGTAGATATTGCACCGATTGACTTAGATTGGGGTTCAAATGATTCGATTGAAGAATATTCAGTCACATTTGCATACCAATACTGGATATCAGACACAACATCCTAATCTGTTCTATATACAAGAGGGGACTTCGGTCCCTTCTTTATGGGTTTTTGAATTTAAAATGAAAGTAATATGGCAGACCTAAACAAATTTTCCCTTTTCGGATTTACTATCTCACGCCAAAAGTCGGAAGACGACCAGAGCGTGCAGCAATCCTTTTCGCCTCCGAATAATGACGATGGCGCATTAACAATAACATCCGCCGCATACTACGGCACATATGTTGATTTAGACGGTACAGCAAAGAATGAGGTAGAACTTATCTCTCGTTACCGTGAAATGGCTATGCAACCAGAAATTGAATCTGCGATTGATGATATTGTTAATGAAGCTATTTGCCAAGACGATGACGGCAAAATCACACAGATTGTTTTAGACGACTTAAAACAACCAGAAAAAATCAAAGAAGCCATTAAACGTGAGTTCCAAAACATTCAAAGAATGTTGAACTACAATAACATGGAACAAGATATCTTCCGTAGATTCTACGTTGATGGTAGAATGTATTATCACATGATTGTTGACCGTGATAATCCACAACAAGGTATCAGAGAACTACGTTACATTGATCCACGCAAACTTAAAAAGATTCGTGAGATTAAGAAGAAAAAGGATGAACGTACTGGTGTGGAGGTGATGAATGTTATCAATGAATATTATATCTATAATGATAAAGTGGTTAGTGGTTCTTCTTCTAATTACGGTCCTGTTGGTGTTCGAATTACCACCGATTCTATCATTTCTGTTGTTAGTGGCCTTATGGATTCCCGTAGGTCTGTGGTATTGTCATACCTTCACAAAGCTATTAAGCCACTTAACCAACTCAGAATGATTGAAGATGCGACAGTCATCTATCGTATCTCTCGTGCACCAGAACGTAGAATTTTCTATATTGACGTTGGTAACTTGCCAAAATTAAAGGCAGAACAATACCTACGTGACATCATGGTAAAATACAAGAACAAACTTGTGTATGATGCCAATACTGGTGAAATCCGTGATGACCGCAAATTCTTATCTATGATGGAAGACTTTTGGTTACCACGTAGAGAAGGCGGCAAAGGTACAGAGATTACTACACTTCCTGGTGGACAGAACCTGGGTGAGCTAGAAGACGTTAAATACTTTGAGAAGAAACTATATAAAGCATTGAACGTTCCTGTCTCCAGACTCAATCCAGAGGCTTCAGGTTTCTCTTTAGGTCGAACAAACGAAATCACACGTGATGAACTTAAATTTAATAAGTTTGTATCACGTATGCGTAGCAAGTTTGCTGATATTTTTGACCAAGCATTACGTGCCCAATGCGTATTAAAAGGTATTTGTACCGCAGAAGAATGGGCAGAAATGAAGGAACATATTCACTATGACTTCATCAAAGACAACAACTTCACCGAACTTAAAGATGCCGAGTTGATGAAAGAACGTTTGTCTTTATTATCAAACGTTGATCCATATACCGGACGTTATTTCTCTCAGTCATGGATTCAACGTAACGTATTGCGTATGAATGATGATGAGATTAAGACTATGCAAGAAGAAATGGATGAAGAAAAAGAAATGGGTCTTGGATTGCCAGTTGGTGTTATGAATGACGTTGCACAACAATCTATGTTGTCTGGTGTACCAAAACAACCAATCAATCCGTCTGATAAAGACGATAGTGAGTAATAAATAATTAATTAAATTTGGAGAACATTATGTCCGACTATTCAACAAGAAACATTATTGATTATGCATACAATGACCAAGGCAAAGAAATGCGTGATGCCTTGTATTCTGCTATTCACGATAAAGTAATGAATCATATCGAAGCAGCCAAACAAGGTATTGCTAAGAACTTAATTTCACAACCAGAAGAATCTACGCAAGAAGGTACAGACGTTGAAGCCTCTTAATCAGTTTCTAGAAAGTTTAACTGAGAAATCCAAGACATTGGAGGCTGAAGATTTGCCATTGGTAATGGAGAATAACCATGAGCCACATCCAAATGATCCGCCTCCTGTTTTAATCATGCGTAGAAAAGCCATTAGACAATATCCTGATGGTCAAAAGGTTGCATTATACTATGTGGATAAAATAGATAAATATGTAACGGTACCATACAATTCGTTACAATTATCTGCCACATCTGAAGAAGTAGAACCTGTTGATGAAGGTGTCTTGCAAAACTTAAAAAAGATTAGCGAAGCACGATTGACAACTTCTATCGTTCTTGAAAACGGAGATTCTGTTAGAATCAACTTCAAGACTGCAAATACATTATTAGCCGCATATAATAACTTGACTGAAGAAAATAAAAAGATAATGTTAGAAGCGGTAAATAAAAGTAAATCGGATTTCAACAAAGTGGTTGAATTTGCAACATGGTCTTTGCAACGAAAATAGTTTAAACAGGATAAAAAATGGCAAATAAATTCACATATCAAGTATTGAGAGATACCACAACAGATGCAGTTATTAAATTAACAGGCACATTTGATGGAACAAGTGGTAACGAACTAAATGTTTCACGTATTTCTGCAAACACTTTGTCTAATGCTCTTGCAAATAATGGTTATTTGCTTGCAAACAATCAAGGTGGAGCATCTAATACTGCACTCGCATACTACGACTTGCAATTAACAGGTTTAAAATACTACGTTAATTTTCCTGTTACTTCTCCTGTTGGATCAGTTGAGATTTTCTGGTCAGGCAATAATACAGGAACAGCAGCATCTTCTTATGCAAACTCTGCAACCATTTTCCACCTACAAGGTCAAGGCGAATTTGGTTTAGGTGAACAGTTGCCATCTATCTTAAATAACTCTGGTGATGGTGTTCATGCAAATACAATCGGTAACGGTGACTTGGGTATACAGACTCAAGGTGCAACATCTAACTCAGCATATACATTAATTATTTCTCTGCGTAAGAACAATGC